GCTGCGACAATGGCAGGCCCGCGCGCATGCGCTGGACATCCCCGTGCAGGTCGTGACCGAGGGCAAAGGGCCAGCATCTGCGCGTCTGGTAATCGCCACGATGCAGACGCTGGCCGGCTGGCCGCACGACCAGCTCGAGGGCTGGGGCGAGCAGTTCGGCCTCGTCGTGGTTGACGAGGCGCACCACGTACCGTGCGCGACGTTGACCGACGTTCTGTATTCGCTGCCCGGCCGCTACCGACTCGCGTTGACGGCCACGCCCGAGCGCGCCGACGGCCTCACGCCGATTCTACTCGGCCATATGGGGCCGATTCGTGCGGAGGTCAGTCGGCAGGCGCTGGTCGAAGCGAACGCCATCATCATCCCGGAGGTGCGGCGGATTGTCACGGGGTGGGCTCCACGCGAGGCCGACGACTACGGCCAGATGGTCACCGCCAGCACCGAGGACGCGCGACGGAACGGCATCATCCTAGCGCTTGCGGCGTCGGCCGTGGCCGAGGGGCACACGGTGCTGATTCAGACCGAGCGCGTCGAACACGTCGAACAGCTCGGGCGCATGCTCCAGGCGGTCGGCGTCGGCTCGGCTGCTGTCCATGGCCGTCTACCCGCCAAGGTGCGCGCGGCGCTCCTCGAGGCCGTCGGGAATGGCCTGACGCCGGTACTGATTGCGACGCAGCTGGCCGACGAAGGCCTCGACCTGCCGCGGCTCGACACGCTGATACTCGGCGTCCCGCAGCGCAACGCGGCCCGCCTCGAGCAGCGCGTGGGGCGCATCGCACGGCCTGCGCCGGGCAAGCTGGGCGCTGTCGTGTACGACCTGTGCGACGGCGGCAAGGCCGAGAGGTTGTGGTATCAGCGCCGGAAGGTCTACCGGGCGATGGCCTGTCCAGTTACAGAATAGATGCTCTCTCCGAGTGACCGTCTGATCCACGGTCAGGCCGTCCGGGTGTTGTTCCCCGGGCGGCCGTCTCGGGCGGACGTGTTACAGCTTCTACAGTCGGAAAGGTGTACCAGACCTCGACGACATCGCTCTCAAGACTCGGCCGATGTTCGGCCGCCCTGCCCCGACTGGTACTCGGGGTGGGGACTTGGAGTGTCTTTCATGACTTACGAACAGCATCTGGCGGCTAAGTTCCACCATGCGCCCACGTCTGGCTTTCAGGCTGACGTAAACGACGCATGGCTGTTTCCTCACCAACGGCACGCGGTCAAGTGGGCGCTTGCCGGCGGACGGCGCGCCGTGTTCCTCGATACCGGGCTCGGTAAGACACGCATCGAGCTTGCGTTCGCGCACTACGTCGCAGACCATACCGGTGGGCGAGTCGTCCTGCTTGCTCCGTTGGCAGTCGGGCCCCAGACGGTTCAGGAGGCCGCCGTGGTCGGCATTGACGGTGTGCGTTTTTGCCGCGGGCCTGATGAGATCGGCAACGCTCGGGTCGTCGTCACTAACTACGACAGCTTGCACAAGTTCGACGGCGTGGAGTTCGCTGGCGTGGTGCTGGATGAGTCGTCCATCCTGAAGTCGTTTACCGGCAAGTTTAGAACGCTTCTGATCGAGCGGTTTAAGGACACGCCGTATCGGCTGGCGGCGACCGCCACGCCGGCACCGAATGACTTTGACGAGCTGGGGAACCATTCTGAGTTTCTCGGGCTTTACCGGCGCGTCGAGATGCTTTCGCGCTTCTTTGTGAATGACCTCGCCGATACTGGTACGTGGCGGGTCAAGAACCATGCCGTGATCCCGTTCTGGGACTGGGTAGCATCGTGGGCGATCATGGGGTCGATGCCGTCGCACGTCGGCCCGTACAGTGATGATGCCTACATTCTGCCGAAGCTCGACCTGATCCGACACGTCGTTGATGTGGACATCAAGAGCGGTGCGGAGGAAGGGTTCCTGTTCCGGCTTCCTGGCTTGTCGGCCACGGGCGTTCACGGTGAGAAGCGCAGAACCGCGGACGCTCGGGCATCGCATGTCGCGTCCATCATCGCTTCCGAGCCTGACGAGCCGTGGCTGGTGTGGGTGGAGACGAATTACGAAGCCGAGGCCGTCATGGCGCTTCTTCCGGGCGCTGTCGAGGTGTCTGGAGACATGCACCCAGACATGAAAGCTGACAGGCTGATGGGGTTTAAGCGAGGCGGCATCCTTGTCACGAAAGCGAAGATTGCCGGGTTCGGGATGAACTGGCAACACTGCGCGCGCGTCGTGTTTGCTGGTGGAACGTACTCGTATGAGTCGTTTTACCAGTCCATCCGGCGCTGCTGGCGATTCGGTCAGCATCGCCCCGTGCATGCTCACGTTGTCATGGCCTACACCGAGCAGCACCTATGGGATGTCGTCAGTGCGAAGTCAGACGCACATCAGGCCATGCGCGACCACATGATCGCAGCGTCGAAGCGTGCGCAGGGAAAGGCCCTCGCACGCGCCACCTACCAGCCAGCACATGACGCGCCAATCCCGGCGTGGCTTGTCACTTACACCAACGGAGAATGAGCATGAACACCATCAAGGCACTGAACTCAAAGATCGGCAAGAACTACGCCTTCTACAACGGCGATTGCGTCGAGGTTGTCGGACAGATGCCGAGCGACAGCATCGACCTGGCCGTCTACTCGCCGCCGTTCGGCTCGCTCTACACGTACAGCGACTCAGAGCGCGACATGGGCAACGTGGCTAGTAATGACGTGTTCGCAGAGGCATACCGGTTCCTTTGCGCTGAGTTGGCGCGCGTCATTCGGCCCGGTCGGCTGTGCCTTGTCCATTCGGCGCATACGTACCGGTTTAAGTTTAAGGATGGGGAAAGCAGCGTCGTCGACTTTCCCGGCGAGCTGATTCTCGCGCATGAAGCGGCCGGATTGTCCTACATGGGGCGGATCACGATCTGGAAAGACCCCGTGACCGAGATGCAGCGCACGAAGTCGCATCGCCTGCTTTACAAGAACTTTATCGGCGACACGACGATCTGCGCTCCTGGCTCGGCTGACTACCTCTTGATCTTCCGCAAGATGCCGACCGATGCCAACAAGCACCTGTGTAAGCCCGTGGTCAAGTCGGCCGATGAGTATCCGGTAGGAACGTGGCAGGAGTGGGCATCGCCGGTCTGGATGACCATTGACCAGACGAACACGCTGAACGTGCGCAACGCTGGCGATCCGAATGACGAACGGCACATGTGTCCGCTCCAGCTCGATGTGATCGAACGGTGCGTCAAGCTCTGGAGCAATCCGGGCGAAGTCGTGTTGTCTCCGTTCGGGGGCGTTGCCAGCGAAGGTGTCGGGGCGTTGACGTATGGTCGGCGCTACGTCGGCGTGGAACTGAAGCAGACGTATTGGGAGCATGGATGTCGGAACCTCGACGCGGTGGACAATCCTCCGCAGGCATCGCTGTTCAGGAAATGACATGGAGCGCGGCCATCAGCGACCACGCCCGCACGTCGGCATGCGTCCAGCATGCTCTACCGTGGCCCGAGCTGGTCGAACTGCTGACCGTTCCGGCCGTTCACGCGGGCGAAAAAACGCGGCTGACGGCGTGGAGCCCGGTGCAGCTTCGGCCCGGTGCGGACGGACAGACGCGGAGGGCTAACGCCCACGTCGAGGCCGTGTCCTGTCTGGTCTACGACTTCGACAAGGGCGAGCCGGCCGAGCGGGTCGACGCGCTGGCCTACGGCTGGACGGCCATCGCCCATACGTCGTGGAGCCATGCCCCGAGCTATCCGAAGCTGCGGCTAATCTTGCCCCTTGCTGAGCCATGCCCGGCGCCCCGCTGGCCTGACGTGTGGGGCGCTGCGGCCCGCTGGGCGGCATCGCACGGCCTGACCGTCGACCCGTCGACGAAAGACCCGTCCCGGTTGTTCTTCTTGCCTGCCACGCCGCCAGAGCCCGAGCGGCGCCGTCAGTTCTACGCGTCATCACAGGAGGGCGAGCTGTTGACGTGGCGCCACGTCTTGACGACGTGGCCGGCGCCCGTAGAGGCCCGCCGGTTCCAGCCGGTCAAGCCCGCGGCCGTGCGGGGCCTGCCTGGACAGGACTTGACCTCGATCCGCAGTCAGCAGGCGGCGCGCATCATCGCGCACCGATGCCGCGAGCTGTCCAGCACCAGCGAGGGCGGACGCAATCAGCGGTTATTCAGAATCGCAGCAGCAGCAGCGCAGCTACACGCAGCCGGGGCGCTCGACTTACCGAGTGCAGTAGACGACATCACGCAGGCGGCGCGGGC